GAAGTCCTCCCCCGCACGCAAGAAAAGCTATTGCGCTAGGTCTGGCGGCATCAAGGGAACATCTAACAAATTATCTGCCAACTATTGGAGCCGTAGAGCTTGGGATTGTTAAGGTAATATAAGCCCATGGCACGCTTCGATAACTATGGCCCACTGGATAATCCGTTAATAGAAGAAGGCGATACGGGGTTTTCACGCATTAACGCCCGTTTGCGCCCCGATCAGCTAAAGGCTGGGGAAGTGGCCCTATCCACGAATGGGCGCATGGACGTAGACGGCGCATGGCAGACGCGCATGGGAGTGCAGAACTTTGGAACTACCCTTGCTACCAATGCCACAGCATTGACGCTTCCGTTCTATACCTACGCCAATAAAACGGGCAATAGTCTAACTACGGTATCTACGCTTATTACTATTGGGTTTGCAACCGCCCATTCTTTTACCACCACTACACTAGCGTATATCTCTGGTATTACGGGAATTACCCCTGCATTTGTAGCGCAGAATTATATCATTACATTGGTAAGCAGCACCTCTGTTAGCATTAATATCCCAACTGTTTCTGGAACAGCCACTGGCACTGCCGTTGTTGGCGCACCAAGATTAGAAGACACCAACATTAATGCCGTCTATGGTAGCTGTCTATTCTCAGACCCAACTTCTGATAATGAGGAATACATTATTCTAGCAACCAACATTAATGTTCAAGCTGTTAATGTAAAAACAGGTGTACCAATTACAATCACCTATCCCGGCAGCATCACTATTAGTGAAGAAGTAAACTTGATCCAAGCCTTCAACTATCTGTTTCTGTTTAGGGATGGATTAACGGCTCTGCAATTTACGGGAACACTTGTCGGCAGCCCTGCTTTTGCGCTAGTAGACAATGGGACGTATACACAGCCATTAACATTAACTGCCTCTAGTAATTGCGCTATTAGCAATGGCGTTGTAACAATTAGTGAAACAAGTCATGGTTTAAGCGTTGGAAACGTAGTTAGAATTATTGATTCTGGCAGCACAAATCTTACGGCCCTCTCTGAGTTTTACGTCACCACCGTAGCAAATGCTAATACGTTTACATTCTTTGCTACAGCAGATAATGCTAGCAGTGCTAGCGTAGTGTTGAGTGCGCCACAAAGCGTAGGCGGTGGGTTCACGCATATGCCAGCCCCTCCTTGGGCTATCTATCACCAGAGACGGCTTTGGATGCCCTTCTACTACACCACCACAGGTTCTAGCGGAAGCCCAACAATTGCTACGCGCAACATTAGGGATGAAATTATTGCGTCAGACGTTCTAGATCAGAACACCTACGATCAGATTGAAACCAATTTCCGCATTGCCTCTGGCGGAGCAGACTTCGTTGTTGCCATTCAGCCCTTTGCCGAGGACAATGTTATTGTGTTCAATCGCAACACTATCCATCTTATTCGCGGCGTAAGCCAACCCCTTAAAGATGTAACAGTGCAGGAAGTAACGCGAGAAGTAGGCTGTATTGCTCGCAGAACAGTGGTTCAAGTAGGCAATCAAATTTTCTTCCTGTCTGATAACGGCGTCTACTCCGTAAACTTTGAGGACTTATACAATCTTCGTGGCGCATCTATGCCCATGAGTGAATCAATCAATCCATTGATTAAGCGGATCAATCCAGATTATATTAGTAATTGCGTTGCCACCTATCACGACAATCGTTATTACCTCGCTGTTCCTTTAGATTCATCTATAGAAAACAACGCTATTTTTGTTTATAACTTCCTTAACGAAGGCTGGGAATCCCTAGATATTATTGAGCAGACAGGTTGGAATGTTCGCAATTTTGTAAGAGCCGGGGCTGGCGGCACTAATAACCTATATGTCGTCAATAAAGATGGCGGTGTTCATATCCTAGATTACCGAGACGACGACAAAGATTTGTTAAGTCTCCAGATCGGTGGAACAGCCGCTGCGTATTCTATCTATTCTGAACTAAAGACCCGTCAATATACAGGCGGAACAATGGAGAGAAAACGCTTTAACTCCTTTGAGTTACAGGCAGAAAGTTCTGCAAGCAATACCTCGGATATTGATATTTCTTTTATTACCCAGAACCCTGACAACGAAGAAAGCCTGCAATCGTTTTCTTCTTTGCTTGAAGAAACCCTTCCCATCTCGGAAGATGCATCTGTGCGGGGACGTATTGGCAATGTGCGCGGATATGGTGGTCAATTTGTATTTGAACCTACAATTGGTCGCCCTAAAATCCGCACTATTAAGGTTGCCGCACAACTCACCGATCTTGGCATAAATTCTAAGAAGTAAACCGCATCTCTGTAAATAACACTGATATACTACCCCTATGGCTATTCTTGCAGGAAATACACTTTTGTTAATGGAGATCAAGTAACGGCACTTAAACTAAACGATGCTGTTAATCTTGCTGCATTTACATCAGGTGCTGTAGATGCCGTGACAACTGTTTTATCAGGCGGAGCTGTTGCCGTTAAAGATGGCGGCATTACAGCAGCTAAAATTGCAAGTGGGGCTGTTACGGAAGCCAAATTAGAAGCAGGCACAGATGGTCAATTATTTATTGGAAAAAGCTCAATTACGGGTTTTACCAAGGCTACGTTAACGGCTGGTTCCGACATGACAATTACCAATGGTTCTGGGATTATCACCATTGCCGCCACTGCTCCTTCGACGCTTTCCTCTATCTCTGCCGCAAATACTTACGGCGGCACACTCAATACTGATTTAGTATTAGGAACAGGCAATGGCTTTGCTGGGGTAACCTTAACCGTTGGAAAATGGCTGGTTACAGGCAGCGTCACTATCAGAAGTTCCACTGGTACAACTATTCGCCTTATCCCTGTTTTCTGGGATGGAACCACTGAATATTCTTGCTCTACAGGTATTGAATCAGCCGATCTTTCAGTTAGATTTTCTGTGCCAGCCAGCGCAATAATGACCGTATCAAGCGGCACTAGGGCTATTGTTTATAAGATTAAAACAAGTGGCGCAGGAGAAACCATTGATGCTGGCACAGCTTTTGGCTCTAGTAGCGTTATCACCGCTGTTCGTTTAACAGAAACTCCTTAATGGGAGCCATCCAAGATGCAATTGCTCTATACGGCCCTGACTTTCCTCGGCTTCATGGGATGTATTTGGAGCGAGGCTTCTGTTATTCTGAGCCCACGATGCTTGCTCTTGCAAGGCCGTGCCTTATGGAACGATACGAAGAATGGGTGGAACCGCAAGATGCGGACGCTTGGTGGATTGAGCTATGCGTTGGCCCTAATGCCCTTAGTATTATGTATAGCAAAATACCCTTCCCTTTTGCCAAAATTGGTTGGCGCAGAGATTTCAAAAACAAGCCTACTCCTCGCTTCTACGACTTTCACAAACTTCAACACAGGATAAATCATGGGTTCTAGTATCTCAACACCTCCTCCAGCACCAGCACCAATTGATCCGGGCAAGTCTGCGTTGGATTATATGAACGCAATGGCTGACCCAGCCTTGCAAGAAAGAATATTGCAGAGTGAGCAGACTTATCGCCCACAATATGCGGCACTTAACTTAGCTGATCTTAATAGTTATTTACGAGGTACTGGTGGTCAACCAGGCGCATTAGAACAAAGCAGGATTGCTACAGAGTCACAAAACGCCAATCAAATTGCTGCACTATCTGCTCAACGTGGGGCTGACATTGCAGACGTAGAGCAATATGGCACACGAGCTTCTGATGCCTTTCTTAATGCTAATCCTCAGTTAAGGGCATCTTTAGAGCGGGCAGACGCATTAGCTGGCCCCCAGCAGAATCAATTTTCTAACTTACTTTCGGCTCAGTTAAGGCAACAGCAACCAAGAGAAAACATATATGCACAGCAAGTTGGCGCAGCTCAAATGGGTGGGCCGCAGCAAGTGCAAGCCGCTCAACTTGGTGGGCCACAACAGATTAATGCGGCATTAATGAACGCTAGAGGCGTAAATGCTGCTGGTATTGGGCAGAGCGCACTTGGGGCTGGACTGCAACAGGGCGGCATGGATCAACTCTATGCCTCTCAAGGTGAGCAGGGTCTTAATCAAGCTGGTTTAGAGATACTCAATCGCAGGGCTGGCGCAAGTCCCCTGCAAGTTCGTAATGCCATTCAGCAAGCTCGTATTGCATCACAGGCGCGTGGGCGGTCTGGGGATATGAGTTCAATGTATGGTGAGATTGGTGCGCGACTCTCCGCAGATTTAGACCTAGAGAATCGCAATCTTGGGCTTGGTAGTCAGCTACTAAACCAAGGTTTTGGCATGGGCCAGCAGCGTCTTGGTATGGCTGGCAATATTTATGGGCAAGACCTAAATCGCGCTCAGTCAAATGCTTCGATGCAGCAGCAAGCTGCCCTTGCCAATCAACAGGCGTTTCTATCATCTGGTCAAGCGAACCAACAGGCTCAGATGCAGGCACAACTTGCTAACCAGCAAGCTGGCTTGAATGTTGGACAAAGCAACCAGCAAGCCCTTATGCAGTCGCAGCTCGCTAATCAGCAAGCTGGACTAACAGTGGGGCAAGCTAATCAACAGGCTATGATGCAAGCACAGCTTGCCAATCAACAGGCAAATCTGGGCGCATCTGAAAGCAATCGTGCCAATGCCCAGCAGCAATATCAGAATTACATTCAGAATCTTGGTCAGGGTTCACAGCTCTTTAATCAGGGGCTAGCCGCTGATCGTGGATATGCTATGGGTCTTGTGGGAGCGCGTCAGGCTACGGCTTCTGATCCTTTCCAGGCCATCCTTGGCAGGGGTTCCAATGCTGCACAGATGGGCTTTGGACAGCAGCAATTTGCTCAAGGTATGGCTGGTCAGCAAGGGCCGCAGCTATTTAACCCCGATGCGGGTATTAACTTGGCACTTCAACAGAACGCTAATTTGGGCAGCTACAACGCCAACATCTTTGGCTCACAAGCTGGATTTGCGGGAGCGCAGGCACAGGCCCGTGGTGCTATGATTGGTGGACTTGCTGCTGGTCTTGGTGCGATTGGCGGTGGTATTGCTGGTCGCGGATAAACCTAAACTTTAATTTAACATAATATGGCAACCTTTGGACAGGGTATTAACGCACAGTTTGGCGCAATTGACTATAGCCCTATTCAGAGGGGTAGTGCCGTAGGCGCACAACTTGCTGCTCAAGGCGGCCAAATGATTGGGCAGGGGTTGTCTACTTTTGGGCAGGAGGTTGGAAAGGGGGTGGAGACGTATTTCAAGAAGCAGGACATAATGAAAGCCCAGCTTGGGGAAATCAAGGGATGGGCAGAAACAGACCCAGAATATTTAGCGACTCTTCCCCCCAAGTTTTTAGAAGGTGCGGCAGCGGGAAACGTGAAACCCCGCGAAGTTACCGAGCTATATGCCCACGGAGCAATGATTCGTAAATCTCGCAATGAAAAAATCCAGAATAATCGTATCATTGCGGAGACCAATGCACTTAACGCAAAATCAAATGACGACGCCGCACAAAGGATAGACGAAGCAAACAAAAGAGCTGCGGGAGTATTAGTTGGTAATGCCTACAGAAACAAACTTACATCTCTTGATTTGACTGGAGTTGACCCAGCAGTGGCTGCAATTGCAGCTCCAATATTTGTTAAATACTCTACGGATGTAGCCCAACAAAAGGCTTTTATTGATCAGCAAGACAGAATAGCTGGTGCGCCAGAAAAGATTCTTAACTCATACCTAAAACCAGAATTAATAAAGTTTGAGGGAAAGACATTACATAAAACGTATGATGCAAACGGCATCGAGCGTTATGATGAGGTTACGCCAAGTTACCAGCAGAAACTAGACCTACAACAGTCAAGGCTTTCTACGTTGCTTGATACTATAGCTGACGCTGAGGGCAGAAATGACCTAGAGGCGTCAAGTAGGGGGCGGCTCCAAGTTTTGGCGGAATTTAGCGGACTTGCACAAACGCCAAGTGAGCTAAACCGAATATTAAAACCGCTTATTATTGGACGTGCAAAAAACATTAATGAGCGGCTTCCTGCTGGAGTTACAAACCCAAATTATCGTAACCCTAATTTTAAGGTAGAATCCATTTCTCCATCTGTTCCTGTTGCAGAGCTTCCAGCATATAGAGATGGGGTTATGGTTCAGCCAACTGCCGTTCAACCGACCCAGATGCCAGTTGCTGCTCAATCTAACCAAATGTCGGTTGTAAACGGCAACCCAGAAAATTATCCTTCTTCGTTTGCCGCCCCCACTGGTGGTACGATACAGGCTTTACAGGCACAACAAGCCACTAGCGCACAGCTTCCCAACAGGCCCAATATTCAACAGGCTGGTGAAGGGAGTTCACCGCAGCCAACCCCAGCGAGCAACCCATACGATCCGGGCTATTATGACCAAGGTTATGGTGATGACAGAGGCGACGCGCAATCTTCTCTGGGGGCGTCGTCTGTAAAGCCATCACCTGCATCAGCAATACCATCAGCCCCATCAGCCCCATCAGCGCAAGCAGCCAATCTGACGACTGGAGCAGCCAAAACAGTTACAAGTATATTAGATCGTGCAGATGAGATATACATTGGGGCCGAGGTTGTTAATGCGGTATTCAATGACCCAAAGTTAAAAAAAGAAGTTAAGAATTTAGCTAAAAAAGCATCTGGAAAATTAGAGTTTTTATCTAAATATCTTGGCAAGAACCTTGGCAAGAACGCAAGCAAGATTCTTGGCGCAACCAAGAAATCTGTTGTAAAGCTTGCCCGTCCAGTAATGATAGTTAATTCAGCCGATAAAATCATTGGTAAATATGTTGCCAAGGATTTTCCAGATGTTGACCATCAACGGGTGTCGTCAGCGGTAATGGAAAACGTAGCGGTTTGGTTTGATTCTCAAAATAAAACCACCAAAGATGAGACTTTGGCTTTACTTGCACAAAAAAGTAAATATTTGATGGGCAGCAACATGAGCAGAGAAGCAAAACTTGCCAAGAACGCGGAATACATTAAGATGATGGGGATGCTTTTAGAACAAGAACAAGCCCCGATTAATTCGTTTCGGGCCTATCAAAACCAGCAAAGAGAACAGGCTAAACGCACGTTTGGGCAATAACCTAGATGCCAAAATATACCGTTAGCACAAGAGCGGGTACTTTTGACATTGTTGCCGATAGAGAGCCAACACAGCAAGAGGCAGAGGAGCTAACATCCTCCTACAGTACAGAGGGGAAGAAGGTAGATGATATGGCTAAAAGCCTGTCTGCCGATAATCCAGACTTTATGAACGCCGCTGTAGGCGTAGCATTTGACACCATCCCATCTCTGCTGGGCGGCGCAACTGGGTTCTTCCTTGGTAAAAGCAAGACAGCCGCTACCGTTGGCTCTGTTACGGGAGGAGCAATCGGCAATTTTATAAAACAATCACTCCAATTGGACAGGGGTGAGATCAAAAAAATAGAGGGTGCTGATGTTGTTAGAAATGCTATTTATTCAGCAGCACTTCCAGCAATCTCCAACTTAGCAGCCCAATCCAGTAAGAACATTGTAAAATCAATAGCCATTAGAGCTGGAGAAGCATCTGCTATTGCCGCATCTGCTTCAGTGGTTGGTAGCGAGATTAAGAACGGCAGGCTTCCTACGTTTAGCGAATTTACTCAAGAGGTGCTTCCAGCCGCCGTGCTTGGCGGTGCGCTTGGTGGCGTACAAGCAAAATACGTTAGGGATGGCTCATTTATAACAAACCCTATAGCTGCTGCTGGTGCGCGTACTGCCGCTGGGCTTGGCGCAGCAGCCATTGCATACAACAACGCCGTAGAAGCTGGAGACCCGTCTCCGCTTTCAAAGGCATTTCTATATGCTTCTGCTACGGTAGGGGCAACCCACATACCATCATTTCTAGCAAAATTAGGAGCAGATGCCGCCAAGAAAGCTACAATTGGGCCAGAATCAGTTTTGCCGAGTTCGCTGCCTGATCTTTTCCTAAATCTGAAGAACCAAATAGAAGCCAGAGAAAACCAAGGAGCTGCGCTTGGCAGTGAAGTTAATAAAATTATTATTAAACTAAAGGGCGGTACGGCAATGCAAGATGATGTTCTTAGCGTGCTTGATGGAAGGTTGTCTTTGGCTTCTTTACCAAAAGAATTAAGAGTATACTTGCAGGAAATTAGAAAGATTAACAGCTTAAACGGACAATTAGTGGAGCAGGAACTACCTCATCTTACTGGTGGAACATTAGCCGCAGTCCAAGCCAATGCTGTTGATGGCACATATTATAGGCATACATATGCTGTCCATAGTAAAGATGCCAAACGCGGGGTAGATTACGCAACACCAGAAACAGTTAAACCGTACAGAGATGAGATTATAGCTAGATCCATAGCGGCAGAACCCATGATGACGGTAGATGCTGCTGGAAAAAAAGCAGATTCCATTATGACCAGAATGTTGGGAGACGTTTCGTACATTACGTCTGGAGAAGCGGGAATAGCAGCGTCTGGGGAAGCGGCTTCCGCGTTGAAGCGCACAACCAGCATTAGCCCGCTTGGAAGGGCGTTTTTAGGAGAAATAAGAGATCCCGGCACGGTGATTAAAAATTCATTAAGCGCACAGGCAAAAATTATTTACGAAACAAGGATGAATAAGGCTATTGCAAAGGTATTGACCGATGCGGGGCTAGCATCAAAAACAAAGGGCGGGGATCTAACCCAGCTTATGATTCCAGATGAAAAATCCATATTGCACAGAGACTTTGCTGGGTTATATACGTCTGAAGTTACGGCTCAAGCATACAAAGAGCTAGCTAGCCCATATTTGCTTGGTGACGGCGTTATTAATCAGACATGGATGACAATGTCTAGTTTATCTAAAGCATCAAAAACAGTGTTAAATCCGCTAGAATCAATCCTTCCTCAGGTGTTTGGCAATATGGCAATTGCTGCGTCTGCATTTAAAGCCAACCCTATAGACATTATCCGTGATTTCCGCGCCAGTTTGTTTGCTTCATTTGGGATAGGGGCGAGTAAATCAACAGCCGAGGCAAAGGTTTTGCTATTTAGACAAATTGAGGAGATGCAATCGCTTGGTATGGCTAAAGGTGGGGCTGACGTTCAAGAGCTTAAAGCGTTGGCAAATATGTCATTCAAAGGCGGGAGTTACCAAAGCGTGTTGGATAAATTCTCAAGGGTATACGGTTTCCCGGACAGTGTGTTTAGATATTCAATCTACAAGTCTAACTTGAAAGAACTGTTAAGTTTTGAGCCAATTAAGGGGATGGCTACTGAGGTCAGAATGAAAGAGCTAAAGGTGCAAGCGGCCAAGATTACCAATGACCAATTCCCCACCTACGATAAGATTGCTAGGAGATACCGTCAGCTTTCAGCCGTTGGTGCGGCCAACGTATTTGGCGCATTTGAATTTGAAGTGATGCGTAATTCAATGAATCAGTTAAGATATGCTAAAAATCTTATTACCGAAGGCTCTCGCTTAAAGAATACAGAAATGCAAAAGGCTGGTATTAAACGATTGATTGCATTTACCGCTGTTGCTGGCGGAACGGGTGCTATTGCCACCAGTGCATCGCGTCAACTCGGCACAACGGAAGAACAAGAAAAGGCCGCCAGCGCACTAATCCCAAATTTTGACCAAGGGAAGGCTATTGTTACTAAGTTCAATAAGGACGGAAGAATGATGTACGCTCCGATTAATTATTTATTCCCTCACGCAAATATGATTAGTTCTATTATTGCCGCCATGAAGGGGGAGAACCCATTGCCGTATATAAAAAGCTCGTTTATAGGGTCTGATCTAGGGCCGTTGGCAACATCCGCTATTGAAGGTTTAACAAATACTTATTGGGGAACTAAGATACAAATTTCTCCAGAGGGAAACAAAAGAGAACTGGCGGAAAGGTTCTTACAGCAATCATTTGGGCCGGGATTGGTCACTGGAACGCTTAGTCGCGCATTAAAAGCCTATCAAGGTGAAACCAATAAATTGGGAGCTGCACCAAGCTGGAATGATGTTGCCCTTCGCATAGCAGCGGTTCGTTCTAATACATATGATGTTCTGGCTGTGGGTTCTGCCGCAGCTAGAAACGCCGTAGACCCAGTAATCGGGCAGCAAACAGGTTATCGCCAGATTCTAAAACAAGCCTTGGCTAGAACTGGAGGAAAGAACTTTGGCGGAATCAATCCAGAAGAAATCTACAACTCTCGCAATGCCGCTTATATGCAGGGGCAAGACAGGATTGTCGAGATATATCAAGCCATGAAGGTTGCCCAGCGAACCGCTCCTAATGTTATTACTGACGATAAAATTGTTGAGGCGTTAAAAACCGCTGGTGTGCCAAACTCATTAATTATTTCAGCGATCTATCACAAAGAGAAAGAACAAATGCCAATGGGGTTGCCAGAAAGCGACACGGAGATTATTGCAAACATTGCATCGTTAAAAATATCAGATAGCGCAAAAGAAAAACTAATTGCTAAAGAAGCCAAGGGGGACGACAACAGGTTAGAAAAACTAGAGAGAGCATATGATGACTACCTAAGAGGACAGGACAGGGGTGTGGACATACACACAAGACTGTTCTCTGGCTTAGACGTAGCAAGCGGACAAAGAGCCGCATCTATCTATAAATCCCTAGAGGGCATGAATGGCAATAGGGCTTTATTTGATAAGCTAGAGGAGTCTGGGGTTATTACCAGCGAAGTGATGCAGCAACTTGAGGATATTGATGCTAAGAAAGTTGCGGCAGGCCGACCCACTAGGATTTAAGTTTCTTCCACAGCCCTAGGCTGGTGAGGAATATCCACACGCAATACTTGTGATACCAAGTGTCGGGCTTGGGGAACGCATAGATGTATGGGCCTGTGCCTTCAATCATTAATGGAGCCGTGCCATTTAACACGCGCACTAGGATGGGCTTACCTGTTTTGCTGTAGAGGCCCAAGATGGTGTCTGTGGTGGGTTCAGCACTCTGATCGCTCCAGTTGCCAATGTCTACATCTACCTCTGTGCCGTGAGAGCATACGTCTCCGTGTAGGGCTACAGAATATGCCCCTCCTTTAATCGTGGCGAGATACTTGCCTTGGGGATGCCAATTATTAACAGACACCGTGATGATGCGTGCCTTGTTATTAACATCTACGCAGTCCTCTTGGCCGCCGTATACGTCGTCTGACGATAGGGTGAAGTTGCGGCATCCAGATGTTATCTTAATGGTGTCAGACCACCAAGGTTGAACTACAGGGAACCCCATCATCTTGATGTGTTCTGTGGTGTCGTTGTTAGTGTCGTAGAAGTTGTTTAGATTTAAGTCGCTCATGGTGTTCCCTCCATTTGTTCAATCAGTTGCAATAGGCCCATTGGCAAGAATGGGTAGGCTTTAACAGCCGCAAGAATAGCTTTTAATTTGTCGGTTTCAGTGGTCATTTGATCTTCTTAAAAAGTGAATAGAGTCTCCGGGGACTGAAATAGCTATTTACTTTTTCTGGTTTAAGTGTTGGTTTCCTAAAAATGGCATCATAATTCGCCGCATATCTCTCTAAGTCTACAGGTCTTGGCCTATCTCCTTTGCCGTTCATTTTTTCTTGGCCTCCGCTTTATCGGCAACATACTCGCTATGCACGCTCTCCGTGATGGTGTAATAGTGGCCGCAATCTTTGCATTTCATCTTATAGGCTCGCACTCCCTTGGCTGATACGGATGTGCCATAGGTGATGACGTTGCGGCTGCCATCGTGGGGGCAAGTCCATTTCTCATGCCCCAGCATTACGCCAGCATGGGTCTTGGCGGCCATAAGGTCAGATAGACGCTTCCACACCTTTTCTAATATTACTACATCGTGTTTACAGTAGTCCGTCATTAGCTTCATGGCCTTGGGACTGTTGTGTAGACAAATGTCCTTCCATAGCCCAAACTCTGTCTTGATCTTGGCCCCTAAGCCTAAATAACGCGCCAAGTAGTCCATCTTGTTGCTATTGAACAAGAACTGGCTCCTAGCCCATTTGAGCGTATCCACTGTTTTGTAAGGCTGGAATGCTAGGCCGTGGAATATGCACCTTGTTTTAAACCATTTAATGTCAAACTTGTCTCCGTTGTGTGCCACCATCTCGTCGGCTTCGGCGGCTATTTCTAGAAACTTCTTGAGCATAGCCTTGTCGCATTGGTTCTTGTCCCAATGGATAACGTGCGCGGTCTTGTCGCCTTCCCACTTGTAGCCAATGCAGATGATGGCTCGTTCCTTGATAATGTTGTCCTGTGCAATGTTCAAGTCGTAGCCTACGCGCCATGATAGTACTACGTTAGGCGAAGTTTCTATATCCCAGAACAGACGTTTAATGGAGCGATTATTCATTTGTGGTAACGGTTGTTTTGTTTTTCTTGGCAAGGTAACGGGCTTTCCGTTGAATTAAAATCTTGTCTCTATTGGCTAGCTTATAAGCTTTTGAATATGCAATATGTCTATCTTTATCGGCATAATAAGAAGCCTTCTTTTGAGCCAAAATTTTGTCTCTATTGGCTAAACGATAGGCTAGAAGATAAGTTTTTTTATAATCTGCTTGCCCAGACCTGCCATGTTTATATGCGTGAGATTCAATTCCACGGCGGGCGCGTTTTAGACCAGTTGCAATAGCGTGACGCTGGTTATCTGACGGAGATAGATATTCCAGATTGCCAATGCTATTGTTGCTTTTGTTACCGTCTTTATGATTCACGGTCATTCCAGCAGGCTTTTTGCCTAAGAAATATTCCGCAACAATGTCATGGATATGTTGTGTTTTTCTTGCAATCGTAATGCGAAAATATCCTGTATTGCTAATACCCTGTATCATTTCTTTGCCCTTTTTCCACGCAGAAGAAGAAAGAATAGTAACCTTCCCGTCTTCGTATAGCACGTTATAATGTGGCTGGATGAACCATGAATCTGTTGTTATCATTTTGTTTGTTTTTGTTTGGTTAAATTACGTTTCTCTTGGCGGGTTGCCCTTTCTAAAGACGACTTAAAATCATGGCAGGACTTACATAAAAGCTGATAGCCGTCCCGCTCTACGAACATACGTTCAATGTATGCGTCCCATGATACAAACCCGCGCTTAGTGTCTACGACTGGCTCAATGTGGTCTACAAACACTGATTTGCTGCCAAAGGACTTTTTGCAACTAGCGCAAGTGTAGGTGTTGCGAGCGGTTCTGGCATCTTTCTTGCATTGGTATTTGGGTTGCCAGCGATTGCTAGCGGAACGCAATGCGGATTTAATAAATGATGCAAAACGCGCAGTAGTCCAAGTGCCGTTGCAATGGGTCTTGGGCGGCTTCATATTGGACAGGACATTAGCGCGAACACTAAAGCCACGGGTTTAACAGCAACATCCGTATGCCCAGAGGTGACGTATACGCCCTGTAACTGCCAGTCCCAACGCCAGCCATTAGGTGTTTCCCATAGGGCTAGCTTCCATCCCGTCTTAGATAAGATGTCAGCGCGAACTTCTATTTGTGAGCGTGTGGGGTTCATTGTATGCTCATGTGATCGCAATACTTGTTGCCAATGGCATAGATGACGGCACAGATGTGTTTACAGCGCGTGTAGTTGGGTGAGTCCCGTTCTACAATAATGCCGTTTTTAGTCCACTCTGGGTGGCAGCGTGTCCTAAAATCCGTGCAAGAACATTGGCCGTTGCAGCGCATATCTTTGCCCCGAAGCTCCAGAATATCTACCAGATATTTCTCGGTGCTATCAGTGCTATCAACATGGTAGCGGCCTTTGTCGCCTGTAAACTCAACGCTCATTCGCCTAGAGCCTTGATCTTCTGTGCAGCCCTAAGCCCCGCATCAATAGCTTCTGTGAGCTTTAGGTGACGCTCAATAGCAGAGAAGTACGTTTTGTGATCTCCGTTTTCATAGGCATCTTGCAAGTCAATCTGCCCGTCCTTGAGCATATCAACGTAAGAAGATACAATTAATTCGATGTCTGATGTGTTATTTGTCATGGGATGGTTTTAGTAGGTAATGTTGAGCTTCCGCCCAACTCGGATTGTTATGAATCTGGATGTGGTGTAAACGGCATATAGCCATAAAATTGCTTGGCTCAAGAAAACTACCACCACGACCAAGGGAAAGACGATGGTGAATATCAACAGCAGGATGAGAGCATCCACGCACTTCGCAAGTGTTGTGTTCAAGAATATACTCTTTCTTGACCCTCCGATAAATGGTGAGTGCATTTTGTCTTTTCTTAGAAACTCGTCTGAGTGGTGTTCGTTTCATGAATATAGAAATCGTTTTGTAATTCAGATTGATCTGCCGCATACCCCAAACCATGTCCAAAATCGCGCAACCTTTCATCTCTTAACAACTCAATCGCAGCCATTGCTCCTGCATAACGATAGCTTGGAAACTCTCCAACCATTAGCGCAAACATATCAACATTAGTTTTTTTCCAACGCACCGCCAGCAGACGGCCAGTGGCATAGCGCGTTGCTTTAACGTCCACAGACGTACCATCGTGCAGCACGCAATCGGCGGCGGGACGAGCATTAATATTGAGGTCGGGATAAACATTGTGCATTTTGCAAAATGCTATCTCTGCTGCGATCCCTTCTAAGTCTGTCTGTTCGTTTGATTGACTGCCCATCTTGCAGTCGGTGATGTGATTACTCCTAGCCGCATTGGTTCGTCCAGTAGCGATAAATCTAGCCAGACGCTGCTCTGCTTCATTAAGTGTAATTATCATTTGCTGGCCTGCTGTGAAATAGAATCGCTCTGCCCTTTCCCCAAGAGGTTCTGGGCATCCAACGGTTGTTGGATTGGGTTTGAGTGGAGCGATAAATTGGTGGGGCCGTGATTGAACAGCCGGGATGCAAATTCTGCACGCACGCGATTTTCCCATGCTGCGTCAACACGGCTCTGATATTGTTCGTTCTGAATTCTTAGTTCTGTGTAATACATAAATCTTTCTGTTTGGTTAAAACTTCGTCTCTGATTATTTTATGTGCAGCAATAACGTCTTTAACGTATTGGGGAACATCATTATTGTGCCAACTTAAAGTGAGAATAAGCCCACTGAGCTGACCGTAGTATTTTTCGTAATCTATTTTTTTTTGCATAAATTGGAGCCTTTGACTGGATTTGAACCAGTGACCGCCTGTTTACAAAACAGATGCTCTACCAACTGAGCTACAAAGGCAAGATTATTATTCTACAAATCGTGTATATTTAGCCTCAAACCTACAACGTGATTGTGCAAGGGGGCCATCTCTTAATTTGAGTTGATAAAGTTCGGTTTGAAAGCTGGAGCGGTCAAGCCCCTGTGGTTCTCCGCTGTCGTCTTTGCTTGGACGGTGGATAGCAATAACCCTGTGGGCATCTTCCTCGATAGAACCCGTGTCGCGGAAATCCGTTCTGTTAGGCGGTCTGTCCTCACGTTCGTTGCCGCGATTCAATTGCGCCGCCACCATCAGCGCACAGCCCAACGACTTCTTGAGGGGAATCATTGCTTTGCTCAAGGCACTCATGCGCTCATAAGCCCCATCAGCCTTCACTTTTATCAGCCCAAGATAGTCAATAATCACCAGATGAGGTTTGAAAGACGTAGCCAATAGGCGGCAACGCGCTTCAATCTTATCTAACGTGAGGTCACGATCAAACACCAACAACGGTTGCGTTCTCAGATAAGCCAACTCTTGCTGAAACTTAATTTGCTGTGGTTCAAACTCATCCCGCAAGTTGCGTAAATTAACGCCTGCCCTTTGTGCCGCGATCTGCAAGACAAGGCTCTTGGCACTTGTTTCTAAGGTGAAATAAGCCACCTTGAGGCCGCGACGTAAGTTGTGGCCTGCCACCTGTGCCATGAAACTGCTTTTGCCTGTGCTGGTTCGCGCACCTACAACAACGTATTCATGCTCCTGTATGGGTGTGGCTAGAGCATCAAACGCCCTAAGCCCCAGAGTTACAACGGTTTCCACGGGAACCTCGCCGCTACATTGCTGTGTAGCCCATAGAGAGGCTTCGTCCACTACCTGTGGCATGGATACGTCTTGGCTCACGGATGGCCTTAAAATCAATTCTAGCGCGTCTACAGACGATTTGATTGCGTCATACTCTAATCCCTTGTCAATTTTCTCTAAAACCCCCTTCAAAGCTGGTTTTATAAGGCTTATACCGTAAGCCTCTATTACCTGTTTTAGGCACTTCTTTGCATAAATCGTGGTGGGAGCCGCCGCCTCACAAGCAAACAACTCCTCCGAAGGGCATTTAGTCCCCATCTGCATAAAAATACCTGTGGTATCCGTCTGCCGCCCTTCCGTCCTATTGCCTAACAATGCTCCCCAAATATCCCTCCGATCATCTGTGGTAAAACAGGACGGCACAAGGCCATCTTGGATTGCTAAGTCTATGTTGGCTCCGTCTTGTAAACAGGAACCAAGGAAAGTTTGTTCGTAATTCATTTTTTGCGTGGGTCAAAGCCCTTGATGTATCTATATAAGTTGAGACAAGATTTGAACGCTTGCCAACCTTGGACAAGCTCCTGCTGTGAATACTCCACTACCTCTACACGGCCAATCTCTGTTGTCGAGATGTAAACATTATATCCAACAGAATTAAGTCCAATAGGCTCACCATCTGCCGCACCCCAATGAGCCGCATGATAGGCGGCGATCTGCATACAGTGGGTATCACCAGAGATGACAGGCTCTCCTTCGTGTGTGCGCTTGGTCTTAAAGTCCAACACCCCGCATAAATTTTTATGCGTGAACAGCATATCCGTAGTCCCAGCATATCCGTAGGCAGGGTTTACCAAGATGCTTTCTGTGCTTTTAACCTCTAGCCCAAGAGCTTGAATCTTACCTATTGCTGGTAATACGAAAGAATCTGCTGGCACTTCTCTGCCGTCTTGACAAACAATGTCGGGACAGGCCATATAGTGTTCTGGGTCAGTAAAGTATAAGTCAATGGCGGCGTGAACCTGTGTTCCCACTTGAGCCGCACCGCTCCCATCCTTCCCGCTCTTTTCTAAGATATGTTTAGCGTAGTCGTCATAGCTCTCGCCGCCAGAAGGAGGGCAGGCGTAACACGCCTTCGCAACCTCCAGCATCTTATACCGCTCCAAATATGGGGCGGCCAACATTCTAGTGTAGGCAGAAACGCTCGGAAGCAGGCCCAGTCGTTTAGCGTCTGCAAGCGTGGTTGATCGAATAGGTTTTGCACCCTTCGTTTTCGTCGGTTGCGTATGGGCGGCCTTGCCGTCCAACGTATACCAGTGACCTCCAGATTCAATACTCATATTTTTATATTTAAGAAAGGGAAGCAGGAATGGGAATTACCCACCCCTGCTTGATATTAAAACGGCACTTCTTCCGTGCCAACTTCTTTGGCTTCTAGAATGTTAGAAGCAGACAATTCACCTGACAACAGCTTATTAGCTGTGCGAAGATACTTACTAGCGGTGTGGAACAGGAAACTCTCAAGGGCTTCCGATTGGATTTTGCCAGCGATGGCGAGGTGGGTGGCGTTCGTGAGCGCATTACCCACGGCAGCACCCTCAACGCGCACAGGACTGTTCAGATAAACAGATGGCGTGTTAGAGGTGTATGTCTTGGTGGTCGGGAACGCCTGCGTAATCACCGAATGAGACTCGGCGGCCTCATCACCAGCACCTAAGCTCTTGATGACAGCCTTATCTCCAATGGTGATCTTGGGCTTTCCTTGGTAGTCATCGCCACGCTTGAGGCCCATGCCAGAAACATTAATACGATGACCGTCCCATTTCGCAAAGTCCTGCGAGAAGGAAATTACGTCAGCACGAAAAGCGCCGTCAGCTACAGTGGCGACATAGAAGGCTTTACCAGCCTTCGATTGTTTTGTTTGTGGCATCTGCACCGTAGCAGAAAAACCACCCTTGATATATTCCCCTGCGGGAGTATTGATTGCATTTTCTAGGCTCATACTTGTTATGTTTTTGACTAACTTATAACAGGGTTTGGAGTTATTTCCAAATTCCCCTGCGAACTAAAATAGCGATGATGGCGTAATTCGCCATGTCAAGCCATGAATCATCTATAGATTCATTCTTGGGATTTTCTTTCCCCATCAGGTTTTTGAGGCGGCAAATCTTATCCCAAACGCGCATTAGGATGCCGATTTCTCCAAATTCACTGATGTTGCGGCTTCCGTAATCACGTTGCTTTCTATCTAACACGGCTACGTTTTCAATAGAAATAACCAATGCCGCTCGTCCCATGTCTGTTTGAATATCGTATTCAATGCACAACAGGTCTACAGGGTCTTGCACATTTAGCCTGCGAAATTCATACTCCTCTGTGCCGTCAAGAATATGGCCGTCGTATTCGCCGCCAACGGCGATGAAGTCATATTGGTTCTCATCATCAGCCAGTGCGATGTAATCGCTTGCGTTCACTGTGTCGCCAACTCCGAGCCAGCGGGTATTTTCTAATGTTATGTTCATATATAAATGCAGTTTTCTATGGAGAGAAAAGCGTTTAATCTATTTGCCTCCCCACCATTACAGGTGGCTTTGGTTGTTGTAACTTCGCAATAACTTTTGCACTCAACCATCCCATTATGGTCAGTAATTTTCCACATCGCAATCATGTCACTGGTAATCAGTTTTACCATGACAAAATATGGAACTTGTAATGCCACCGAGAGCGTAATCCCTCTTTCGATCTTATCTTGTGTGATCAGATAAGAACCAAATTTCTCCAGTTGCTCCTTAGTGAGATTCCTACTCTTAATCTCGGCAATAGCCACCAGCTTGTTATCGCGTGTAAACAAAGCGTCTATGTCGGCAATGCCATCATCATCCGTAAAAACAGCCTTGGCTCTAAACTTTTGCGCCACCCTATCCATTACATCGTAGGCGTGGTTTATGTATATCCTACCATTAGGCGTGTTGCAGTCTAGGTTCATAACTTTATATTAAATTTCTTCCATTTAGAGTTATGACCGCTTTGCGATTCCCATTCGCACAAATTAAAATCCCCAATCTTAACTATCTTAACCGTGTCTGGGTTTACACATAAACGTGCAATTTGTCTTTTTAGGTCACTCATAGAATCAATCATTTCGACGTTCGAGTATTCCGTGTCTTTATCAAATAAATCTTCTGCCTTCCATGCATAGATTCTCATACGGCCTCCTTTTCAATTGTCTCAACTCGTTTGACCAACCTATATTTGAAACTACTAGTAGCCTTTTCCATCTTGACCAACACCTTTAGCGCATGGTCAAGCCGCTTGAAAACGCCCAATTCCAGAGCGTCATAATAGTTGATTCCGTGAGGACACAACGAGCATTCCTGTATCACATATTCTATTTTCATATAATTATCTATTAATGGTTTTAGCCTTAAGCCTCTTGGCTGGTTTCTTGCTTGTTTTAATTTCCCTGCTGGCTGTTGGCTTATCTATGTCTGGATTATAATAAACCTGACTGTCTCCGTCAAGCCTATTCTCTAAAATCAGGCATTCCCGATTATGGTAGATGATGGCAAAATCTACGTCCTCTAGAGGAGAAATATCAATTACGGCCCCTCCATTCTTTAGCAGAATTATTTTTCTCATTGTCCTAATAAGCGTTGTAGTTTTTTTATTGTGCGTTGTCTGTCTGCTTCGTTCCGCTTTACGCGGCGCGATAGCTGCCAGTTGTAGTCTGTTCCTTTAGATGGTGGCGCTTGCTTTACAAGCCCATTCCTAATGCCCCAAGATACTGCCGTTTGAGTGGTCGTAGCAATGGAAGCACGACCGAGGTAGTCCTCGATCATGTCGTGTATGTTTGCCATGTTATTCTTCGTTGTTTGTTGTTGGTTGTGCCTTAATTGGCAGCTTAAATTGCACGTTAGCACCAGCGAAAGCAACAGCAGAATCAATGGCTTTGCCGTGAGAAACGCCGTATAGGTCTTTCCATAAACTTAATATACGTTGTGTGGATGGCTCCAGATATGGCCGCGACTTCATCTTGATGCGCGCACCCTCTGGCCCCACCTTTGGCCCCGATCTGTTTAGGTTATTCATCGTCATCGCGTTTGAACATTTCTGGCACAATGCCAATGCAGAAGATAAGCCACGCAAGCGCAGCAATTCCTATAGTTATGTTATAGAGTGTTGTCATGTTAGTAAGTTGTGGAGCTTGTGAAGTCAGTGTGTCGTAGCCAACCATTCTCCTTTAGATGCTTAAAAAGCAATGCTGATTTTTCCCTAGAGTTAGATAAGTTGTAGCCGATATGAGAGGCGATCGAGCATTCTTCGTGTTGAGTCCAACTCTGATGGTCTTTGAACGAGGTTTTGAACACTTTGGCAAACTCACTTGCCTCTACTCCTACAGGCGCGCAGAAGGCCGTAATCTCATCTTTCTTCTTTTGCTGCATCAATCTGATGCGCTCATCACGCTCGGCGTGAACATCATTTACCTGTTGTAGACTCATCACCATCACCGTATAAGCTGATATTAGATGTTTACGCCAATGTCTTTTCGCCATATCAATACGCATGGGTTTTATCTTATGGTCGCCTGTGGCATCGCTGTGCGTGCAGGCCATCGTGCAGCGCGTGCCATCGCCTGTTCGCGTTATGTTGGGATCGCGGTTAAAAGAATTCGGCCCCTTGCGCTCAATTGGCTGCACGCATATCTGATGCGTAGGGTGATAGAAACGATAGTCTTTGGTGTTCCCATTAACCAAGACAGGCGAAGCAGGCCAGCCGAGTTTCTCCAGTTCGTCGAATAATTCTTTATTATAGATCATGCTAATTCCTCCTTGAGCAGCTTGGCTGCCATGTCTTGAGCCATGCGTGAAATCGCTTTGCGCGCCTTGGCTAGTTTGTTGAGTGAGATGGTGGCCTTGCGGTTCCATTTGGCTTCTGTGGCAAGCAAGGAGGCGAGCCTCCCAACTGATGTCTTGGCCTGTGCGCGCAGTGTAGCGCGCACGAGCGGGTCGTGTATGTATTTTTTCATATAATGGAGCAGCTGCTCCTCTTGGCCTTCTGGTGAGAGAAGGCCGAAAGGAGCAGGCCAGCAGAGGCGCTGGCCTGCCATGTCTGCCAGTGGCCTACAGCTTTACCTTCACGGTTCGGCCAAAGTCGGCCACGAGATCGGTCGTGCAAAGCCACAGCACAGGCAGGTCACAAGCGTCAGCCTGTGGGCCTTCCAAGTCGGTTAGGTAGACAACGCCAGCAATGGCCTCGCCTTCTGCGATGATCGCCGCAATGCGATCAAATGCAGGCTGGAAGCGCGTGCCACCGCCACCCTTGGCAGTGGCGGGAACAGCGTCACCAGCCGCCAGCCTATACTCAGCGCCAACATCATAATCACAATCGAGAATGATGACTCCGCAGTTAGTGTCTGCCATTGCGCTTTCAATCAGCGCGTTGAACGCATTCAGCACAGCGCCAGTCGTGCTTAGGGAAGTGTCACGCACGCAAACGATTTGGCCTATCTGATCGGCGCGCCTGCGCGGATATATGCAAGGAGCAGTCGCCATCCTGCGCGCTGATCTGCTCCAGTCATTGCGCTGGCTGATGACAGACTTCACAAAGTCAGCCATTTCCTGCTTCCAGTCTGGCGAGGTGACGCGAGCAGCGTCAATCAGGCGCTGCATATCAGCAGGCGCGCTTCCAGCGCCTGTGGATTTGGCGACGAAGTCGGCTTGCATGATGGCCCCTTGCCATTTCTCGGCCAGCGTCTGCTTCGCCTCTGGCGCTTCTGGCGCTGCTTCACAGAAACCGCCACAGCCGCCAGCATCTGGCTCGCCTTGGCCTTGCTGTGGCTCGCCTTGGCCTTCGCCTTCGCCTTCGCCTTCGCCTTGGCCTTTGTCATCATTCGGCTGGCCTTGCTCATCTTCTGGCTCAGGCTTTGCAAGCGAGGCCAAGATTTCCTCCTCGGCCATGTCTGCAAATTTCGCGTCAAGGAGCGCGCCTGCTGGCGCTTTAATTCCCGCGACTTTGGCGAGCGTGGCGTTGATTGCGTAGTCGCCTGCGATGTTGCCATCCTTGTTGGCAGGCAAGCGCCAGAAGTGGCCTTGCGCGCAGTGTAGCGTCTCATGCAGAAGCACAAAGCGAATCTCCTCCTCAGTGAGCGAGGCGACGAACTCTGGCGACCACCTGATGACCTTACCGTCTGTGCAGGCTGTGGCAATAGTGTCAT